TGACTTAAAGAAGGACATTGAGAAACTGAAAGATGATTTGAAGGAAGCTATATCTAATAAAATACAACCGAGAAACCAACAGACAAAGGTTTATTATGCCTCTGAAGGAATAAGCGGTTCAATATACTAATAAGACATGAAACTAAGTAAGAAAACATTTGTAAGGGCGTATGCCTACTTTAAAGACCAATTAGCTTTGGCACAACAGAAAGAGGATAACGATGATATGATTATGTACTACAATCAACAGATTGATACATTGATGACTCGATATTACTCACAGTAAATCAGGCACTTAAACACTTAGGTATGAACTTTATTATTTAAACATGCCAAGACAAAAAAAGAGAAGTCTAATATCAGACGAGAAGAAAGCTGAGTTAGGAATACCGATTAAGCCAAAGCCAGAACCAAAGGAGACCAAACCACACGTTCCATATTCAGATGGGCGTAGAAACAACGGTGCGATAAAAGGAGTGTCCAGAGGGCAGGGGCGAAAGCCTAAAGCCAAAGAAGCAGACATAAAGAACTTTGCGCTAGGTTCAATGAAGAGAGCCTTTGGAAGCGAGAAGAAAGCTTGGGAGGCACTTGCTGAGATGAGTAAGGATTCATTTGCACACTTACGACTACTGTGGGAATACAAGTATGGTAAGCCGAAAGAGCAGAAGGATATTAACGTAAAGCAAGAGGTAAACATTCCTGTGATATCTTTCCTGCAACCAGAAGAGACTATTGATATTGAAGCAACAGAGATAAAGGATGAAGAAAGTAAATCTTAACCCTAAGTACAATCCTCTGTTCAGAGACCCAAGTAGATACTTTGTAATTACAGGCGGTAGGGGAAGTGGTAAGTCTTTTGGCGTAAACACATTCTTGGTGCTTCTAACATACGAAACAGGGCATCGCATACTGTTTACTCGATATACAATGACTTCGGCATCTATGTCTATTATACCAGAGTTCTTGGAGAAACTTGAACTGATGGGTATAGCAGAGAACTTTACCGTTACAAAGAATGAGATTATAAATAACCTAACAGGAAGCAGTATTCTATTTAGTGGTATTAAGACTGCGAGTGGAGACCAAACAGCCAAACTCAAGTCTATTCAAGGCGTTACGACATTTGTCTTGGATGAAGCAGAGGAACTTACAGACGAGGAATCGTTTGAAAAGATAGACTACTCTGTTCGTGCTACTGGGAAGCAGAATCGCTGTATCCTCATTCTAAACCCCACAACTAAACAGCATTGGATATATGAGAGGTTTTTTGAGAATAGAGGCATTACAGACGGTTACAATGGCGTTAAAGAGAACGTAAGCTACATACACACAACCTACCTTGATAACAAGCAACACTTATCTCCATCTTTTGTAGAGCAAGTGGAGGTTATGCAAAAGCGTAGACCAGAGAAGTATAAGCACCAGATATTAGGAGGATGGCTTGAGAAAGCAGAAGGAGTTGTATTTACTCATTGGGAGATTGGAGATTTCAATAATGAGTATGATACGATATTTGGACTTGACTTTGGATTTAGTGTTGACCCATCGGCACTAGTAGAAATAGCAACAGACAAGTTGCGAAAGACTATCTGGATAAAAGAACACTTCTACAAAGCAGGTCTATCTACGTCTAATATATTTGAGATGTGCCGAAGGTATGCAGGAAACAATCTGATTGTATGCGACAATAGTGAGCCTCGACTTATATCAGAGTTAAAGACAAAAGGACTTAAAAACATTACACCTACTATAAAAAAGAAAGGTAGCATCTTATCAGGCATCGCTCTTATGCAGGACTACAATATAATAATCGATAAGGACTCTGTGAATTTAATACGAGAGTTTAACAACTATGCTTGGAAGTTAAAAGGTAGCATACCACGAGATTCTTGGAATCATGCCATTGACGGAAGCCGCTATGCAATTCAATACGCCCTTGAAAGAACTGTGCCGAAAGGTATGTACGTACTGCGCTAAAACACGCCATTTAAGCCCTACTGTATTGGGTTTCATGGCACTTCTCGCAAAAGATGATGCTGAGTACCACTTGAAATTTAAACGCTCTATTTGACGGTTTTAGACGCTTCATTAAACTTATTCAATTCAGTTATTTCAAGCACAGTCGCATTGGCTTTTACAAACTTAAACTTACCAAAGTCAGTACCTTTTTTAACAAACCTACCCTTATTAAAAAAGTCGCTACAACTAATCCATCCCAAAACCCAGCATTTAGAATAATCATTTAGTATTCGCAAGAATAAATAATAATCTGCATTTTGCTTGTGTACATAATCTTCTGAATGAGAATTTACTGTACATAAATAATTTTCCATTGGCTTGAACGAACAGCTAACAGTTTTAACTTCTATTCTATTACCACCTTTAGATATTAAATCATAATCAAAGTTATCATCCACATGACTTAAGCCTAACAAATCCTTTGCTATTTCTTCGCCTAAATAACCTTCAAATATCCTTTTTCTTTCAGACCCATATTTACTTAAATTATTAGATTTCTTAACCACTAAACCAAGCCTATACTTGGCATTATATTTTAAGTAATCATCTACATCAATTTCTATCATTCTCCAGTTCCTTTTGTAAGTTAGCTAACGCCCTCCAAGCTACCTTAGCGGAGTGCCTGATGCCATCGGTATCAATAGTACCTGCTTCAAGTAAGTGCCGAGAAAGAGCATCTAATTCGTCTCCTGACTTGCTTCTATCCCAAGCTAACGGTTTATCTGGATTGTGTTGTTGTTGCCCAACGTAAGAACACTTTGCGATTTCTCTTATTGCATCGGGAAAGTAATTCAATACCCCTGTAAAGATTGGAGTTTGCTTCCTTGTGAATTTAATAGGGGTTTCCTCCTCTGTGAATTCAATACCCCCTTCTGTGAATTCAATACCCTGTTGTTCTTGGGGTACGATTTCGATATCCCCTTCTTTGTTCCATTTATACATATATTTGCCTTTAAACATGATACTACAAAGATAGTAAATATTTTACAATTACTTAACATTGGCTTAACATTGGGTAACATTAGGCTTCGTATGTTTGCATTGAACATAAAAATAAATACAAATGGAAAGTGAATACAGAATAATAGAATTACAAAATGGCAATTACATTCAAGTAAAATATGATATTGAGGGTATTGTTTACGATAAGTTCGATAAAAACAATGAGCATATTGAAAGTTTAGGGTATGACCTATATTCAGATATAAATAACATAAAAATAAATATAAATGGAAATACAAATTGAGTTCGGTGGATTTTACGGATTCCACGATGAGTACATTGAAGATAGATGCGACACATTAAGTATTGATACTGATGATGTAAATTGGCATAAAACATTCGTTCAATATAGTGTAGCGTGGGTGCATAGATTTACAGACATGACAGGAATAGAATTGTTTTTTATTGGATTAGACAGTCCACGATATTACAATTATCGCACCGATAATATTATGGCAAAGGTATTGCCTGATGTTGTTCAGCACTTGATGACATATATAAATGATGAATTTAAGGAATGGGCAGACCCACAATTGAAGTCTTATGACGGTTTTATATCATTTTACAATGGTATTGATGACTTAATCGAACGCAGTAAAGATAATGATGATGACAAGGCTATCTTACTCGGAATGATTTGCAATTACTTGATTGAAGTAATGGAGGTAAACGAAGATATTTACGAACTAGAATATGATATAATAGAATTAACAGATAAAACAACAAATAATGAATAACGAAGAAATATATATTGACGAGATAATAACACTATGGTCGAATGAAGATGGTGTGTGCTTGTCGAATGACCATAATACAGTAACAATACGCCCACAGGCATTGTTCGATTGGCTTCCAAGTATTATTGAAGTGACCATGAAGCAAAAGAAAAAAGAAGATGAAGATTTGATTCTGCAATTAAAACATAAGATAAATGAAATGTAAATATATATTGTGGATTGGTGGTATTGATGACCATTACACAGATTTTCAGTCAATGTATGTTGATTACCTTGATTGGATTGCAAGAGGATATAATGACGTTAAAATGGAAATAAATGAAATATAAGGAATACAAAAAAGCATGTCAAGTCTGTTGGCACAATAACCATAAGGATAACTTCTTATGTGAGAACTGTGGATTTGATTTTGATTTGGAAATAGATATAAATGATTTTGGTTTACCAGAAATAAAAATTAAATAGATGATAAGTTTAACAACAGGAATTTTATTTTTACTTACACTTATATTGTTGTCAAGATAAGCAATTCAATACCCCCTTTTATAAATTTAATACCCTATGAATTTAATAGGGGTATGAATTCAATAGGGGGGTGTATGCTTGGATTTCGGCATGTGTAGGGCATGCCCTACATGGTGTAGGGGAAATCTGACATTTTGGTGTTTTGTGTCCATCTTGCAAATGTACATGTACTGAAGTTAACTAAATGTTAAATTTGCCCTTAACAATTACTTAACAATTTCTTAACATTGGCTTAACATTGAAACCATTATTTCTTCTCATATTTGTACTAACAAAAACAAATAATAACATAAATTCACAAACATGAAAAAACAAAACACAAATAATAGAACACAAAAAACAATTGAAACATTCGCTTTAATCATTGCAACAATTTACAGTATTGCAAC